GATCGTCAGCCCGAGCTTCTTCTTCAACGCGCCGGACATTGCCCCTCTCGCAGTGTGTGGTTGCCATTCTAATGCTGCCACGATCTCGTCGATGGTCGCGCCGCCCTCGGCGCTGAGCATCGCGATGACGGCCTCCTGCTTGGTGCCGGTGCGGCGGCGGGGCGGTTCCGGTGCGGTTGCGGGCTCACCGTACTGTTCCTCCGGGTCGTCCGTGATTCCGAGGGCGGTATAGGCCAGCGGTGTCGTGCGCAGGGTGAGCGGGCCGCGGTCTTCGTCGTGCCGCCAGACCGTGTTGAGGTCGGTCGCGGCCACCTCCTCGATGAGTTCCTTCTTCAGGAGGCTCTTGCAGACATTGCCGACGGCGCCGCCCTTGAGGCTGGTGGTGACGGGAAACACCGCGCCGTCATCGCGCGCACAGGCGGCGGACAGGATGACGGATTGGGTGTCGGTAAGCTGGATCTGGGTCATGATGATCTCCGGTTTCGGCTCGTGCGACATGCAGGAGCTTCTACCGGGTGAAGCCCGCCAGCGTGGCGGGCAGTTCCGGATACGGGGCCGGAAGGGTTACTCGGCGTATTCGCCTTCGCCAAAGGCGCTGTCGGTGAGGCGTTTCAACAGGCTCGCGTAATGGTCCAGCGTGCCGACATCTGCCCAGTTGATCGCGTCGGGGGTGGCATTGAAATGGTCGGCGCTCAGCCCCTGCAGCCGGGCGAGCATGGCGTCGATCTCGGCCTTCTTCGCGATGAAGGCGCTCAAGGCGGCGTCGCGGTTTCGTTGGTCCTTGTCGGCGCGGAGTTGCTGGTGGGGCGTGGTGGCGGTGATCATCGGGCTGCTTCCTTGAGTCTGTTGCGTCGTGTCCGTGGGTGCCTCGGCCGCCCTGTCAGGCGGCGTTGGCGGCTTCGAGCGTGGCGATGTGACCGCGCAGGGTGGCGGCTTCGGCCTCTGCCGCGTCGCGCCAGAACACTGCGCGGGCGTCGCAGGCCTGCGCGAGACGTTCGGCATCTTCCCGCGTGAAGCGGTTGACCTTGTGGGCGCGTCCGTGGCCGGTGCAGGTAGCGCGGTGGCGCTTGCCCTCGGGCGTCAGCGTGAAGCGCAGGGGGCCGAAATCGTCGACCACGATCCAGTTCTGCGCGGCGATGGTGGCGCAGGGGCCGGGCGCGAGGACGGCTTCGATCTCGGCGAGGGCTTTGCGGAAATCGGCGATCAGGGTGGCGGCAGTCTCGGTTGCGTTGGTCATGGTCGTGGCTCCGTGGTGAGTTGCATCGTTTCCGTGCGATGACATTCGCTCCACGGCGCCGATGATCGTAGAGAATTCAGAGCAATATCATGGCTTTCTGCGCTGTCCGCTCAGATCAGCTGAATGCTGGCGAGCACGGTGCTGGCGGCGGCCAGCTGCGTGGTCGGCACCTCGATCTTGATGTGCGAGATCACGTCGGACGCTTCGGCCGCAATGCCCTCGTCGCGCAGAATGACCTCGATCATTCGGGCAGCGGTGTCGTGGTCCTTGAGGTTGAGCGGGTCCGGCAGTGCCGTGTGGTCGATGCGGATGGTGGTGATGGCGGTCATGGCAGGGTCCTTCGTGCGATGCATCGGGGGTCGTGGACCGACGTTCGCTCCGGCGCGGACCCATAGCAACCGGACAAGCACATGATTTTGCACGATGTTCGGAGCCGCCGATGCAGGGCATGAGCGAACGCCAGTACGCGGCGCATGTCGGCCTGTCGCGCGGGGCCATCCAGAAGGCGAAGGAAGCGGAGCGGCTGGTGCTGCACGCGGACGGCTCGATCGATGCGACCGCGTCGGACCGGCGCCGGGCCGAGACCACCGATCCCTCGAAAACCCGCAAACCGCCCGCGGCCAAGATGAAGCCCGTGCCGGAAGCCGCGGTGTCGGCCGTGGGCGACACGCTGAAGGAACAGGGTATGGCGGCGCCTGTGGCGGGCGGGGGCACGACCTTTCTGCAGGCGAAAACCGCGAACGAGGTGCTGAAGGCGCAGGAACGGCGGCTGCGGCTGGCGCGGCTCAAGGGCGAACTGGTCGACCGGGCGCGGGCCGAGACGCTGATGTTCCGGCTGGCGCGCGAGGAACGCGATGCCTGGATCACCTGGCCCGCGCGCGTCGCGGCCCTGATGGCCTCGGAACTGACCGCCGCGGTCGGGGACGCCAGTGGCACGGGCGCGTTGGACACGGCGCTGATGCAGAAGGTTCTGGAGGCCCATGTGCGCGACCAGCTCGACAGCCTTGCGGAGGTCCGACCCGGACTTGGGTGAGGGTGAGGACCGGTCCGCGCAGCGGATGCGAGGGTCCGGTGGACCGTCGCAAGGGACGAACGCCCGGAGCGCAAGCGAAGGGCCGGATGTCTTTGCGTTCGACGGTGCCGCACCGCTGATCCGCGCCTGGGGCAGCGGGCTGCGGCCCGACCCGGACCTGACCGTGTCGCAATGGGCGGATCGGCACCGCAAGCTGGCCGCGCGGGCCTCGGCCGAACCGGGGCAGTACCGCACGGCGCGTACGCCCTACATGCGCGAGATCATGGACCGGCTGTCGCCCGGCAATCCGACCCAGCGGGTGGTGTTCATGAAGGCGGCGCAGGTGGGCGCCACCGAGGCCGGGAACAACTGGATCGGGTTCGCGATCCACCAGGCGCCGGGCCCGATGCTGGCGGTGCAGCCGACGGTGGACCTGGCGAAACGCAACTCGCGCCAGCGGATCGACCCGCTGATCGAGGAAAGCCCGGAACTGCGCGCGCGGGTCAAACCAGCCCGGTCCCGCGACGCGGGCAACACCATGCTGTCGAAGGAGTTCGCGGGCGGCATCCTGATCATGACGGGGGCGAACTCGGCGGTCGGGCTGCGGTCCACCCCGGCGCGGTACATCTTCCTCGACGAGGTCGACGCCTATCCGGCCTCGGCGGATGAGGAAGGCGACCCGGTCACGCTGGCCGAGGCGCGGTCGCTGACCTTCGCGCACCGGCGCAAGGTGTTCCTGGTCTCGACCCCGACGATCCGCGGGCTGTCGCGGATCGAGCGGGAGTTCGAGGCGTCGGACCAGCGCCGGTACTTCGTGCCGTGCCCCCATTGCGACACGATGCAGTGGCTGCGGTTCGAGCGGCTGCGCTGGGACGAGGGCCGCCCGGAGACGGCGGAATACCACTGCGAGGCCTGCGACGCCGCCATCGCCGAGCACCACAAGACGGCGATACTGTCGGCGGGCGAATGGCGCGGGACGGCGACCTCCGCCGATCCGACCACGGTCGGCTATCACCTGTCGGCGCTCTATTCGCCGGTGGGCTGGCTGAGCTGGCAGCGGATCGCGCGGGCGCACGAGGCGGCACGGGGCAGCGACGAGGCGATGCGCGCATTCCGCAACACGGTGCTGGGCGAAACCTGGATGGAAGCGGGCGAGGCCCCGGACTGGCAGCGACTGGCGGACCGGCGCGAAGCGTGGGCTGCGGGCAGCGTGCCCGCGCGCGGTCTGTTACTGACGGCGGGCGCCGACGTACAGAAGGACCGGATCGAGGTCGATGTCTGGGCCTGGGGCCGCGGACTGGAAAGCTGGCTGGTCGATCATCTGGTGTTCGACGGCGGCCCCGGCGATCCGGTCTGCTGGCAGCAGATGACGGACCTTCTGGGCCGGACATGGGCACATGCGTCGGGCACGCCCATGACGATCGCGCGGCTGGCGGTGGATACCGGCTACGAGACCTCCGCGGTCTACGGCTGGTCGCGGCAGGTGGGCTTCACGCAGGTGGCCCCGGTGAAGGGCGTCGAGGGGTTCACGCGCACGAGCCCGGTGACTGGCCCGACCTATGTCGACGCCACGATCGCGGGCAAGCGGCTGCGGCGCGGCGCGCGGCTCTGGACCGTGGCGGTGTCGACCTTCAAGGCCGAGACCTACCGCTTCCTGCGCCAGAACCGGCCGACGGCGGATGAGGTCGCCGCGGGTGCTGCGTTCCCGCCTGGCACGGTGCACCTGCCGGACTGGGCCGACGGCGAGTGGCTCAAGCAGCTGACCGCCGAACAGCTGATGACGGTGCGCACGAAGCGCGGCTTCGCCCGGCTCGAGTGGCAGAAGCTGCGCGAACGCAACGAAGCGCTGGACTGCCGCGTCTACGCCCGCGCCGCCGCGTGGATCGTGGGCGCCGACCGTTGGCCCGAGGCACGCTGGGCCGATCTGGAAGCGCAGCTCGGCGTGGACAAGGCGGATGCGCCTGGTGCGACAACGGGAACGACCACCCGCGCCCCACGGCAAAGCGCGCCGCGGCGGCGGACGGTGCGGTCGAGCTACATGGGGTGACGTTCTGCAGCAGGATGATCAGTGCAGGCAGCACTTCTTGAACTTCTTGCCGCTGCCGCAGAAACAAGGATCGTTGCGGCCGGGCTTCCCGGGCAGGGTCTGCACTGCCTCGGTCCAGGGCGCCACACGGAATTCGTTACTACCCTTTCGGGCCTTCTGCTTCTCGAAAAAGGCGTCGGTATAACAATACCAGCGTGACAATTCATCGATGGCGTCGGTGATCAGGTGCCGTCGATATCGCAGGCTCGAAGGTGCGCCGTTCGACTGCTGCGTGGCCTTCAGGTCTCCAAGGAAGTGGCTGAAGTCGCAGTAATCGGCAGGGATCACGCCCGTTTCGAACAGCATGCGCACGTCGTCGGTCATGTCCTCAAGACCAAGATCGGCAACAGCATCCATCCATGGGGTCAAGACATCAGGGGATGCGTCCGGACAGCGGCTGCGAAAGGTCCGGAAGTGGTCCTTGATCGCCGCGCGGTGTTCCGGATGCAGATGCGCGATCAGCACGAGCGCGCTCATCAGGGACCCGCGGGCAAATTCATCGGCTTCGGGGTCGTCCATGCCGTCGAACAGGGGCTGGAGGTCGCCATCGAACGTGCCTGCGATGACGCGAAAGCTCGTTTCGGTCACGGCGTCGCCAAGAAGGTAGTCAAGGGTCTCGGTCGGCTGGCGCATCATGCGAACGACCGGGCGATAGGCACCCGGCGCCCGCCATTCGCCCATCAGGTGAATGACCGGGATCAGGGCGAAGACCTCGTCGTCCTTCATGGCGGAAACGGGCTGGGTGCCGAGGCGCTCGATCATGTCGACAAAGAGCGGTGTCATCTCTGCGCTCTGATCGCGGGCGGCGGCCATCGCGGCCTTCGGAAAGATATCGTCGCGCGCGAATTCACGCATGATCTCGGTCGGGGTCATGGAGGTGCTCCCATCTGTTCGCATGTCGGCGGACTACCATTTCGAGAGATCGGGTCAATTCCCATGGCGACACT